CAAAACATTTAAAACAAATGATAGTGAAAATGTTGTTTCCTCTGAACTTAAACCAAATGTAGGAGCATTAATTAATAAAGGTGTTTTAATGGCAGAAGAAGATCGTTGTGATTATGTTGTCGTAAACAGTATTGATTATTATCCGAAAAATGATGATTTACTTGTGGAATATATTCAATATGTGGAATCTCTTCAAATCATCAAAGAAATGAAAACGTTAAATACATTTAAAATATCGATAGATCAATATAAAAAGATTAATGGATTTCCAAATCATTTATTTGGTTATGATGAATACGCCCAACAAATATTTTTAGATCGAAATAACCAAAATCCAACATATTATGATCAGTATGATTTACTTGATAATGAAAAATTACAAAATTACAGCGATGATGATAATCTTGCCATTCAAAATGAAAACCATAATAAAATGGAATATAGTCATCTAAAATACACAAAATTCAGTGGAATTATTCAAAAACAATGGTTCAAAACAAATACAACCAACTATTCACCAAATGGTAAACAAAAAACAGTGGAAATTGAAATGAAAAACAATACTTTGCCAATGTATGTACCATTCCAATTTGGAGAAGAATCAAAATTAACCAAAGCAAATATTTATAATTTTATAATAGAACATTTGAATTTTTATTTCAACCGAAATGACCAGATGTTTGATGAAGAAAATACCAAAAATATTACAGTTATTAAAATCCCAATTCCAGTTGTGTTACAAACAAATTATGCTCATCGTGTCCAATACATAAGTAATGTACTACAAAAATATACTTCTGATAATCTAATTTTAACATTTAAAAAATATGAAATTGACGTTCAATTTAATGAAGATGATGATGAAATTGCCATTGAAGAAAATAATATTTTACTAAAAATCACAATTAAATTTACTGATAATCAAGAAGATGACGATTCGACAACTCATTCACATCAAAGTGAACTTATGTATGGTGGTGGCCAATATGAATTTAACGGAGAATTTACAGGTATTGATTTGGGACAAAATGTTAAAAAAATCGTTATAAACACACCTAAAAACAAACGGGATTTAGCTGGAATGAATTATAAACAAGTTGGTTCGTCAATTGATGAACCTGTACCAAAACTGAATGTACCAAAATTAAAACTGCCGAAACAAATGGGAGGTCATGATGAAGACGCAACGTCAATTGAAATAGTCAGATCGCCCAAAATATTAATTCCAAAAAATTTGGATGGTGGAACAAATGAACGAGAAATAAAAATGGATAGTTCTATTCAAATTGTGAAACCAAATTCTCCAACAAACCATTCTGAATATACTTTGTTGAGTAATATGAAAAAAAAAATATAAAGTAATAACCAAATTTAAGATGGAAGTACATTTTTTAAATAATTAAAGGCATCTTTTTTTTCGACATTCAAATTGCTTAAAATATGACCTATGTACACTAAACCTTTTGCTCGTTTTCTACATTTCTCTTTTGAAATGGATGTGTCGTATAATATTTTTCGACATGACCGTTTAATACTTGTTTCGATGTCCTGAACCAAATAATTCAAAATAAAATCCAGTATTAACGACCTTTTTTTTAAATCATCAACTGAATTGTTATTGATATGTGATAAACTGATAAATGAAACTGTCATTTTGTATTTATGTAAGATGGTTCGTTTCATTTTGGAAAAACTGGATATCATGTTTTTGAGACCGTTTAAGTAAATTTTACCAGTTTCCACATAAATAATACCTAACAAATTTGTTATAAATTTACTCATTGGATTTATTTTAATTTTTTTAAATAAATTTATATAAATTATATCCATCTCTTCATCATCATTCATAAACACATCCAATAATTGAACTAGATTATTTGCCAACATAATTTCTCTTTTTTTTTGTCGAAAAACCAGTAAATTTGAAGGGACCGATTCATGGAATAATTCAGTGACCATTGATCTGCCAATATAAAATTGTAATTCATCTGTCCCAATTAAAATATTATACAAATTAGAAGAATCCATAACACTCTCGTTTTTTATTCCTTCTTTGCCATTTTGATCATAATTTTTACGCCGCTGTGGATCACTTAAAATCTGATATGCCTCTGATACTCCCAAAAATAATTGGTTTGTATCTTTTTCTCCATTTACAGTTGTAAATGTTGTAGATGAAGTATTCATATCAGGATGATATTTTCTAGCAAGTTTATAGTATGCCATTTTTATATCTTTTTGTGTGGCATTTGATTTAATTCCTAAAATATCATAATATTCCATTTCTTTCACTGTAACTGTTGGTGTTTGTGGGCTCAATGGGTCTTTCAATGGGTCTTTCAATGGGTCTAATGTGTTTGTTTTAGCTTGAACAGAATCTAAATATTCTTCATCGGTCATATTTAAATAAAGATTACTTTCTTCTTTCAAATTGTAATAAATCCATTTTCCAATTTCCTTGTCCCATATTTTACCTTCAGATTGTGATAAAATTGCCATTGGTGTGTTATATATACCTTTCAATATTTGATAAGAACCAGTAACCGCACCAGAAATTGGCAACACAACTAATCCTAATACCCCATATCCCAATCCTTTGAAAAAAGATCCGTCTTCTTTTGCTTTGATAATAGGCATGGCAAATAAACTAGTCAAACCACCAATAGCACCTACCGCTATATTTTTAATGCCATTTTTAGTTCCATTTATCATATCTTTTGGGTTTTGTGTGTCAAAAATATCGATTGAAGAAGAAGAAGAAGAAGAGATGGAAGGAGAGGTAGAAGAGGTAGAGGAATCCAATGACTGGTTAATTTTCTCAGTTTTATTTTTATTATTTAGAAGAAATTTGTTGATATCCATATTAGATAATTTAAGAAAATATTTTTTAAATTAAAATGTTTTTTAATTTAGTTTTATTTAATCAAAAAAAAAATAAACCTGGATTTATTAAAATTAATATGACAGTGTTTGTCAATAATATTTGTCAATTTTATAAAAATACATTTGGAATACGCTTTTTGTTTTTCTTATATTCCTCAAATTTTTGAATTTTTTGTTGAATTTTTTGAATAACATCATTATCCAATATTTGAGGATAATTATACTTATAATCAACATAAGTTCTCACCAAATAATTTATATAACAATTTTCAAATTGTTCGATTGTTTCACTTGGTTTTTGAATTCGAAATCGAATATCATATTTTTCTTTCATACATCTATTCCATAAATCAATTATATGTCGTCTTTTTTCTCCTTCTTCTGCTGAATCATCCAATTCTCTAGAATAAGTAGATTTAATCAAACAAACTATGCGTTTTCCATTATTTTTATTATTCTTATCAAAATTTGCCATATATTTCAACATTTTATTTTTTTTTGCTTTCCACAATAAATTAGCCAAAAATAATTTTAGTTCTTTGCGATAATCTTTATAATTCTCATCATAAAATTGTTCACGATATAATTTTACATTGTGAAAACCATTAATTGGATCAAATTTTTCAACTAATTTTTTCAAGTCAAATGTACAATATTTATTTGAATAATATTTTATAATTTGTTCTTCACGTAACTCAAAAATATCTTTTAAACCAAAACAATTATCTGGATATTTGATTGTTTCTGATTTTTGAGGAAATTTTAATTTAATTGGTTCGATTGGTGTGGAGTGTCTATGTTTATGTTTGTCTAAACCACTATTTTCTTTTACAATCATTTTGTGTTGTGCTCTTTCGATGGAGTCCATTTTATCTTTAGCCCAACCAAAATTAACTGTGGTATTCAATTTTAAATCTCCAAGTGTTTGTGATAAATGTCTTTTATAACAAAGGCAATAATCCTCCAATGATTCATTTGAATTTCTAGAGCGAAAACGAATGCCATAACTAAGTTGCATTGCTTTTTCGAGAATTTCATGAAATGGTTTTTTGAATTCCACTTCGCAACAAATATCATTACAAAATTCATATTTTAATCCCATTAAATTAGTGATTTTTTTATAACATGGTTTTTTCACATATTCTAAAATATTTTTTTTCATTGCCAACCACAATAAATTACAAAAAAACATTTTTTTTTGATTACAATAATAATCCACATCTTCATTTTTAAATCTTTTTCTAAAAAGACCACATTTTCTTTTTAAATCCGGATTATCATAATATTCGTCTTCATATAAACATTTATTTATTTTCATTAAAATTAATTTCTCCAAAACATTTTTTGAAAAATACATGATAATTTCTTTTCTTAAAAATTTAAAAATTTCATTGAGATTTTTGATATCTTCATTTTGAAAAAGTGTTGACATAACAAATATGGAAATCGATTTTTTGTTTTCAATAATTGTTCTGGTAAATCAAATTTGATATATATAAAATCAAATTTTTTTTCATACAAATTCCTTATATCCATCTGAATATTTGCAAAATTATATGTTTTATTTTATTTTTTTATCTTTTTATCAATTTTAAACTATTTTTTCATTATTTTAAGAAAATATCCCCATTCTTTGCGTATTTTAGCACAATTGTCAACATCAATCCATTCTTCCTTTTTTGTTGGCAACATACATTGAACTTTGTACATCTGAATTCCTCCACACATAACAAACGATTTTAACACTGCTTCCACAGTTGTTTCATTCTCAATCACACGAATATTACTTATTCTTTTTCGATGTTCAACATCAATAAAATATGTATTTATATCAATATCATCTTCATCATCTTCTTCACTCTCATTATATTGGCAATTTTGACATTTACATCCATATGTTTTTATATATTCTTTGAGGCAAATTTCACTACCACTATTTTTAATTTTTTTTATTTGATGGTTTTTTTTATTTTTGTTTTTTCCTTGGTTATAAACACATATTTCTTTATTCATGATTTTATTAAACTTAAATGTATTATCATATATGTGATAATTCCCTTCTTCCTTAAAATCCCAAAACGATCCAATATCCATACTACCTACACTACCGTTATTAAATTGTTGGGCTATTTCTTGTTTCATTTCCAAAATAGTTGAATTCATTTTCATTCGAATTGTATATATCTTTTCTGGATCAATTCCATCACCAAACCTAACACGATAATTAACATAGGTTTCACCATATTGATTTGTTGTGGGTGGGTGTTGGTATTTATGTTGTTGTATCATTGTTGAATTGAATTGTTTTTTAATTTTGTTTTCAATTAATCAAAATTAAAAAACTATATTTATTCTAATAAAATTTTATAAACCATCTATTTCCTCAACTTCTTCTTCTCCATTAACTTCCTGATCAACATATGGTAATCCATTTGGACCAGGTTCGCCACGAGAACCTTTATCTCCAATTGGTCCTTTTTTACCACGAAGACCTTGTGGACCTTGTTCGCCTGTAGGTCCTTGTTCACCAACAGGTCCTTGTTCGCCTGTAGGTCCTTGTTCGCCTGTAGGTCCTTGTTCACCAACAGGTCCTTGATCACCTGGTTCACCTTTTTGTCCTTTTGGTCCACATTCACCTGATTCAATTTTTTCTTTTAATTCATTAAATTCACTGCGAAGACCCAAAATCATATTTTTAAATTCCATTAATTTTTTCCCCAGCATTCTTTCATGATAATTAGACATCATCTTATTGTGTATATGTTTTTATGAAATAAAAAAATTTGGAAATTTAAACATGGAATCTAAATATGAGACAATAAATTCTATACTAATATTTTGAAACTTGCAAATATTTAACACAATGTCTAAATGATTTTTTGAAATAATTGACACTCCTAAATTTATTTTTATTTAAAAAGTATTAATAATATAAATTTATTCGAAAATAATATGTCTATTTTAAGAGGTTCTTCCCTAGCAAAATCAATACACAATCGCATTAGCAATCAAATATCAAAACAAAGTAAACGTCCTGGACTTGGAATTATACTTGTTGGTGACAAACCAGACTCAAAAATTTACGTAAATGCCAAAAAAAAGGCATGTAAACATGTAGGAATCAATTGTAATTTACGACATTTACCAAAAAATGCTCATAAAAATCATATAATTAATGAAATTCACCAATTGAATATGTGTCCAAATACTCATGGTATTTTAGTGCAACTGCCATTACCAAATCATTTGGATGAAAGAGATATTTTAAATAATATTAAAATTGAAAAAGATGTAGATTGTTTTAATAGTACAAACATGGGAAATTTAACCTTAAATTCACCAAACCATTTAATTCCATGTACACCAAAAGGAATATTAAAATTGCTTGACTATTATCAGATTGATGTTAGAGGAAAAGATATTGTTGTTGTTGGGGCCAGTAAAATTGTAGGAATGCCGTTATCTATACAGTTAATCCATAAAGGTGCGACTGTCACTACATGTCATATAAATACAAAGGATTATCGATTTTATTCTAAAAATGCAGATATAGTTATTGTGGCAACGGGCAATCCAAATATGATTAAAAAAAATGATCTTAAAAAAGGAGCTGTTGTTATTGATGTTGGAATTAATAAAATTTCAGATAAAATAATTGTTGGCGATGTGGATTTTCAAGATGTAAAAAATCATGTAAGTGCGATTACTCCAGTTCCAGGAGGTGTAGGCCCAATGACAATTGCTATGGTGTTACAAAATACATTCAATTTATTTTGTGCTCAAGAAAATAAAAATTCGGCGTTTTAGTTATTGTGGATATTAACAATTGTTGCAATGAGTTTTGACAAATTTTTTAATTTCGTTGGCTTTATAGTTTCCAAAAACAACAATGTT